CCACCCATGCGAGCGCAGAAAGACTTACGACGACCAGCTGCTTTAGATCCTGCTTTTAATTTAGATGGAGGTGTAGTAACTGGAGCTTGTAGATGCCCACCAGTTTCTCTATTGTAATGGTCGCGACCCTTTTGAGTCAAGCCACCAGTTGGGTTCTTATAACCCTTTGCGTCTTCTTCAATGTTTTCATCTAAACCTGATTTGGAAATTAAATGATTTTCAGCATCTTCTCTTGTTTTATGTTTTTGCATAAGATGAACACTAGTTGGTTTATCTGGTTCTTTTCTTCTTCTAGAAACATAATAACCATCACTCATTTTTGAAATAGCACCAATTACTTTACCTTTGTATTCAAACCCTTGTTTTGGTTTAGTTTGAGAAAAATAAGCTTCAACAAGATCGTCATCTAAATCTGCTGCGAAACCGCCTGAAATAAATGAGTTTACTCGATCAAACGCGAATTGCTCAGCTGTTTGACCAAATGATTCGTTCCAAATACGGTATCCACGACGATATACTTCTTCAAGTATGTCTGTTGAATAACCAGATTTTTGGGATTTCTTGTATAGAGAGAGTTTAGCTTCGTTAGTGAGAACTATAGCAGATCCTGCAGTCTGTTCTGCAAATACTAGCTGAGGATCAAATGTCTTAAACTTTTTAACCATTGGAGTTTCCCTTTAGGCTTATCCAAGAACTTCGAGCAGGTCTGCCATAGCCTTACTGCACTAACATTCTTATTTAGTTTTCTTCGGCTTTTTAACGGCAGGCTTTTCTTCTGGAGGTGGGTTCATACCAGCATAGGTGTCTGCCATCATTTGGTCTTTTCTAGCTTTAGTTAGAGTAGCTGGAGCCATTGATCTAAATGCAGCTTTATCTCCGTTCTGAGCAGCTTCTCTCATTCTAGAAGCGGAGTAACCAGCAACACCCACATCACCTTCTTCTCTAGTTTCACCAACTGGATGCACTGATATACTTTTAAAATTAAAATACCCATGACGCATAGGAGTGCCATCTGGATTTCTTTGACCATTATATTGATTTAGTAATTTTTGAAAATCTTCAACTCTATCAGATCCAACATGTAAATGTAAATGATCAACACCTTGATCGTGTAAACCAGAAGCAATATGTAATAACGTTGGCTGAGTTGGTGATGCTAATTGTACATTAGTCCCAGGAAACGCTTCTTTAGCGTATTCTAGTTTTTGTTCTGGCATCAGAGGATTTTTTCTGCGGTCTTGTGTTCTTGATAACACAATAGTATGACCAGCTCCCATATCATTAGCAGCGCCTGCAACCTGATTGGCTACCATTCTATGACCTTCATGTACAGGATTACCACGAATAAATGTAACGTGATGGTGTACACCCTCTTCCTGTTCTTTAAGTAAGTATTGTCTAAACGTCAGCATTTGCTGATGCTTTCTGGAACTGACCCTTTAAGAAGTTTAATCTTGAAAACTCTTGTCTGTTAACAAACTTACTCATATTACCTTGTCTATCAGCAATAACTGCGCCTTCTGGATCAGTCGCAACGCCACCAACACTATGGCTGTATGGATTATTTTTAGCCATAACACCAACAAGAACATTTTTAGCATTTTGAAGATGCTGATGGAGTTCTAATGCTTTTTGAAAATGATCCTGATTCTCAGTAATATGTTGAAGAAGCGCATCATGTTCTTGATTTTTCGCGTCGATTGCTTTTTGTGTTTTTAATTTAGCGATATTTTTTTGATGTCTAGCTGTTAGGAAATCTTTATAACCCTGAACAGATGGCGCACCGCTTTTACGAATTTGATCATTAACATGAGCTTCAAGATCGCCACCATGACCAGCAAGAGCATCCATTGCTTCTGGTTTCATTTTAGCATATGTTTGACGAGCATTTTCCATGTGACCATGAAATTGATCTTGTTCTTCCTGTGTGTAATTAGATGGATTAACATTAATTGTTGGATCGATGTTATTTACATCTGGATGGTCGCCAAATTTAGCTCTCTGCTTAGCATCAAGAGGTGCAGCGTTCATATCCTGAATGTCGCCACGACCCTTGTAATGTGTGTGAACAACAATACCAAGTTTTCTTCTCATGTTTGTTGCTTCTGCAGAACCATTAGGTGCAGAATATGTAATAGTATTAGGTGTTACGCTTGACATACCCTTTTCAGATTTAACATCTCCAGTTGTATGGATTATATCGCTCTGATATACACCACCTTCACGTGGTATAATTTTAGGTAAATGATCAAGAGCTTCATGCATCTTTGCTGCTAAACCAGGAGCATGACCGTAATGTTGATCAATATCTTCATGAGTATATGCAATCTTAGGCGTTTTGTTAAACGCACCTTTAGTTGCTACAAAAAACTGACCAGTTTTTGGATGCTGGCCAAATACAATAGAAGGAGCGCCATCATATTTCGTTGATGCTGTAACGCCAGATTTTCTACCCATAAGCATATCATGTATGCCTCTTAGATGATTATCGGCTAACGCTACACCTTCATGACCACCATACAACACATTGTCTTCAACGTGTGTAAGATGTTTTAACGCTTTACCTTTTGGCGCTGGTTCCACAGCTTCTATTAGAAATGCTTTAAAATTAATCATTCTGTTGGTCCTCTAAACGGTCTTCCGCCTATTTCGCCACTGATATGCTCTCCAGTCTTATATGATCTTTTTGATGCAGCGGCAGGAGGTGTAGGGGAGGGGTTACCTATAGGCAATTCTTTTGAATTAGCAACATTTCCAGTGTGAGAAATCATCATTCTACCACCAGTTCCTTGTTGATCATAACCTGCTCTATTGGTTATAAGTATTTTAGATTTGGCTGTATCAGAAGTTTCATCATTTCTGTTAACATATAACGCATTAGGGTCGAGCTCGAAAAACTTACCTTTAGGATGTTGTTTTAAACCAACAGTATTGCCACTGTATATAGCATGAACATTATTTGGCCCATATTCTCCACCATGTTCCATGCCATACATAGATTTATGTAGTAGATCTCTATGTGAAGGATCATTTTCATCTAAAGAAACGTGATACGCTGATCTAGCAGGTAAATATCTTTCTTTTGGACTAAGTTTATTCTTCAATTTTCTAAATTGTTCAATTGCATTTTTCATTACTGGGTGATTATCTAATCCTTTGTAACCTCCCCACTGCTGAAACTTATCTCCCTTTAAAGACATCCAATGAACAGGTTCGCCATTTTCATCATGAAGATAAGCGTCCGCCTTTGGCCACCCGCCTTCTACTTGCTTGATTCCTGCAACTTTATGAATTTGACCATCAGGCGTTCTTATTCTTATAGGTTTACCACCATTTTTCTTCATTTCGCTTTTTATAGTTTTATGTAAATAATTAATTTGTTCTTGTTCTAATGATTGTTGATTTTTACCAGCTCTGCCAATAGCTGGTTTTCTAAAATGACTCATCGGTACAGCATGCCCATGTTCAGTAATTCCATGATATCTAATTACACCGCTGCTGTCTGGTAATTTTTGCACAGAAGTCAATTTAACTTCTTCACCTTTACCGTATTTTTTATGAAGATCTGTTCTATCTCTATCTAAAATATATCTACCATCTATTTTGTGGAAAATACTATCAGGACTAGAATCATCATAATATTTTTTTCTATGACGTTCCGTTTCTTCTGGTTTAGTGCTCTGAAGATTATCGTAAAAAGATACTGCTTCTGTTAAATAATCATTAAATTTCAACATTATTTTTTACCTGCCATTGGTGTTTTAGGCTCTGGTTTAACAGACCTTGTAGTTATATTTACCCCGCCAGTTTCAGGGTCATGTTGAACATGATGAGCATGTAATTCAACTTCAGGATGTTGTTTTGATAACTTGAGAAACTCATTTAAATTATCATGGTGGTCGTCATAGAAATGAACTTTATTATAACCGTTCTGATGAATCAAATCGCTCATGATAGCCGCCTTAGTTTTAGATGACTTACCTTTAATATTACCAGCACGTCTTACATGTATCTCGCTAG